GCGGCTCGCCGCAGGAGAGAATGTCGGCCACCACGTCCAGCGGGTTGTAGAGGTCGGACACAAGCACATCGGCGCCCGAGGCGATCTCTGCCACGGTCCGCCTGGCCTTCTCGCCCGCATAGCCGGGATTGTTCACCGGCATGTATTCGCTCACTGGCGCATCAGAGAGTGCGCCGTAATAGGTGACCATCAACATCTCCTGCCCGCTGGCGCGGCTAACATGCTTGCGCCAGCGCCAAGCGGTCACCTCCATCTCTTTGCCCGCCAACCCCATAATGTCATCGTTCTGGAGCTTGAGCTTCTTAACTTCAGGCTCCGGGAACGGATGCCCGCAAGCAGGGCATACACGGGCCGCCAGGGCGCATAGTTCCTGGCAGTTGTCGCATACCTTCACTGGCGCTGCGCCTTCCTTCTCGCCCTTCTTGTTCGGCGGTCGGACGTGGGTGATGGGGCCGTGGGTTGCCACCACCGCTGCGAAGTCAAGCACTAGGCAGTGATCGGTGTGGCTCTTGGGCCGCAAACCCCGGCCCGCCATCTGGACGTAGAGGCCTGGCGACATGGTGGGCCGCAGCATGGCGATTAGGTCAATGTCCGGGTAATCAAACCCGGTGGTCAAGACATTGGCGTTAGTCAGGCAGCGGATACGGCCCGCCTTGAATTCGCCAATGATGCGTTCCCGCTCGCGCTTCGACGTGGCTCCGGTGATGCAGTCCGCCACGATGCCGAGCTCGTTCAACTTGTCGCATATGTTCCACGCATGTTGGACGCCAGAGCAGAAGGCCAGCCAGGCCTTGCGATCCCCGGCGAGCTTGATGATCTCGCGCACCACGGAATTGTTTTGGTCTGCCGTGTCCACTGCGGCCTGCAACTCGGCCTCGATGAACTCGCCGCCGCGTTTGTGAACCCCGCTGGTGTCCAGCTGGGCAGTGGTGTGCTTGGAGCGTAGCGGCGCCAAGTGGCCGAGGCGCACCAGTTCGAGGATGTTTGTTGGCTCGATGAGCTCGCGGAAGATCGCCGGCTCGTCGGTAATCATTCCATGGCCGAGGCGGTAAGGTGTGGCGGTGAGGCCCACCACTCGCAGACGCGGATTGATCGCCAGCAGCTCGGCCAACAGCGAGCGATAGCCGCCTTGGTCCTTGTGAGCAATCAGGTGGCACTCGTCCACTAGCACTAGGTCAACGTGGCCCAGCAGCGCGGCCTTCTTTCGCACCGACTGGATGCCCGCAAAAGTGATCGGCTCGCCCAACTGCTTCTTGCCGATGCTGGCGCTGTAGATGCCAACAGGCACATCGGGCCAGTGCTGGCGCAACTTCTCCACGTTCTGCTCAATGAGCTCTTTGACGTGGGTCAACATCAGAATCTGGCTGTCCGGCCACTCCTGCAGCACTCGCTTGCACAGGGCTGCAATGATGTGGCTCTTGCCCGAGCCGGTGGGCAGCACCAAGCAGGGATTGCCGGTGTTGTTGCGATCGAACCAGTCGTAGAGTTGGTCTATTGTGCGTTGTTGGTAGTCACGGAGCATTATTCGCCCCCCATTGATCCGCCATTGCATCCGCTATGCCCTGATAAGTCTTTGATCGATTCTTTGCTTGATCTTTGCCGCCAGGCATTGTGTGAATTCTGTTGCTGCGGCCCTCCACCACGTTTGTAGGCGTAAGCAAGGGCAATCCTTGCAACCATAAGCAGGTGGTCTTTGTCTCTCCGTGCCCGTACTGCCAAGGCTGGATGATCTGGTCTGGTTTACGGATGCGGGTGCTAATGATCGAAACCGGATTTTCTATACAGATGCGCAAAATAGGGGCCAACATCAATGAGCGAACAAAATCCAGCGCGGCATCTTGCCGGCCATCTGCTCGTTTTGCTGAAAAATGTTTAGCGCCACTGACCGCAAGATGGGTGCAGGGAGGGTGCGCCACCATCAGATCCCAGCTGTCGTGCAAGATGTTCAGCACGTTGCCCTGATAATGCGGCCCTGGTCGTTCTGTTGGCAAAATGTCGCAGGATATGGCCTCATGCCCTTGTGCAATAAACGCATCGCGCACAATTCCTGAATATTCGCAAGCTACTAGAATTTTCATCTTGCCACCAGTTCTTTGCTGGAATACACATTAGCATCCCCCTCCCCATTGGCCACCTCCCGCCCATCAATGAGATAGATAGCCGTCCAGGCATCCGGCCCGTCCAGTCGCTGCCATGGCACTAGGTCAGGGTGCAGGACATGGCTGTCGCAGCCGGTGTATTGGGTGGCGATAGGGATCACGCTGCGGTCGAATCGTGCGCATGTCCAGTGTGCATCGCTGTCTGGCGTGGATGGCTCCGCCGTGCTGTGGGCGCAGGTCCGGCAGTTGACTTCTTTGGTCTTCCTGCTGCCGTGGCAAAAATCATGCGCCGTGCAGAACTTGCACTCATACCATGCCGGGTTGCTACTGAGCGGCTCAGGCATCCTGTCCGCCAGTGCGATGCGATGCCCGCGAGCTATCAGGCGCTCGGCCTCGGTGCGGCTGTAGCGCAAGCGCTCGGTGTAGATGCGATCATCGTCTTTGCAGACTGCAAAGTACAACGCCCGGTCAATGTTCGTGCCGTGCATGTAGACCTGCATCTGGGCGGCATGGACTGGCTTGGACTTCTCGACACCGTGCTTGACCAGATCGTCAAACGACTTCTTGCTGTGCGTCTTGGCCTCGAAAATGTGCCGGGCCTTCGGCGCACCAGGGACGCCAGACTCGATGATGCCGTCCAGGCTGCCGCTGACGTGCGAGCCAAAGTCCACCCGAGCCTGCTCGCCCTCGGTGCTGTGTATCTCAATCCCAATCGCCTTGAGGTCCGCCGCTATCGTGGCCTCTTCCATCCGGCCCCGGCGAAAGAGCCGCAGGATGCGACCAGGGAAGGGCTCGCGCACCGCCCAGCGGAACGACAGCCACAGCCACCGATCACAAGCATGACCGAGCTGGCTGGCACCGAGGTGCGACCTGGGTAGCTCGACCTGGCGCTCGTGCGCGGCGTCGATGGCCGCGGCTACCTCGTCGGGGATTGGGATTGCAGACATTAGGCGGCCTCGGGCTCGGATTTGGCAGGCTCAACATAGGAGACCTCGCAGCCGTGGATGGTGCTGTACTTGAAGTCCACCGCATTGAATATGTGTTCCTGGAAATCATAGTCCATGCGCTTGTTGGCCCACTCCAGCACGGCCTCGGTCACTTCTTTTTCGGTCAATTTAAGAATCATGATATTTCCTATTTGGTTGGGGTTGAAGCGTGACACCCGTCACGCCCCGTCACGCTATGTCACTTAGCCCAAGGCGGCGCAGCCTTCGTCCCAGCAGCTGGTGCCGCCGGCTTGCTCGCTGCAGGCATTGCCCCGCCGGCGATGCCGGCAAAGTCCTTGACCTCGTTTCCCTCGCCGTACTGCTCACTGCTGGTGATGGCCAACTTGATCTTCAACTGACCGCCGATCAGTTGGTCCGTGTCGTTGACCTTGGCCAGGCCAATAGCTCGCATCAGGCTGTTCAGTTGTTGCCGCCCGATCTCTTCCGCCTTCGGGTTCGGGTTGGAGATGTTGAGGTTCCCAAAAATGGTGCGGCCCTGGTGGCTGGGGCCGGTAATGTCGTACTTCAGGCTGATGTAGCGACCCGTGCCGGCTTTGGTGTCTTTGACGGTTGCCTGCGTGATGGCTGCCGTGTACCAGCCGGCAGGCAGGGGCTCGAAACTCTTGCCCATGGGCAGGTCAGCAGCGACGAATGTTTCTCCGAATGAGGCCATGATTTATTCCTTAGTGATTGAGAATGACGGGCGGCCCGCCGTGGTTGTGATTGCGCCAAGCAACGGGCGCGTGATGGATTCGTCAGCCGACTTCCAGGCCGACGAATTGATTTCCGGTTTCCAGCGAAATAGTGAACCAAGGTGCTCGGCTAGGCCTGCTTCGGCGGCGATCGCTTGCAACTTGTCGCTGTCGATCTTGTGGTTGAGCCGTCCGGTAATCTTTACCGTATGCCCAAGGTTCATAAAGGTCTTGGTCCCCTCCATGTCTTTGGCAATCTTGAACTGCTCGATCATGGCGTCTTCGACAACCCGCCGCGCTTCGGTTGCCAACCGCTCGGCCTCTTTGCAAGCCAGCCAAACGGCGATCATTTTGCACCGCCGATCTTGCTGATGATGTGGTACAGGTCTGGCGTTTCCCAGGCGCTCAACTTGCCGCTGCGATCCTTCGCCAGCCACAGGCCGTCCGAGTCGCACATAAGTGCTCGCTGTGACACGCCTTCGGCATCCTTCTCGACTCGCAGGGCCAGCACCTCGTCAAAGAAGTAAGGCAACGCTTGGCCGGTCTTGTTACCCGGCATCGAGGGCGAGTACAAAACCCGGCCCATCTCGTCCTGCGTCTTCTCTAGCTTGGCGCTCATGTAGACATGCCGACCAGGCAGGTCGCGGAAGGCGCGGATGATGTCGGCCATCTGCTCCTGCATGGCGCCGTAGGCAGCGCGTGGGTCTTTGTTCGACTTCTTTTCGGCGTTGAGGACAACCTCGGCGATCTCGCTGATGCTGTCCAGCGCCACGCTCTGGTAATCCTTGGCCTCGTGGCTGTCGCGCAGCCAGCTGTATGCCTCCATCAGGGTGGCCATGGAGCTCACCTCGATGTAGGGCAGGTTGGCATCTTGAATGCTCAAGAGCCCACCCTCGGCGCTCAAGATGATGGGCGCCGGCAGGGTTGCCGCCAAGGTGGTCTTGCCTGCGCCGGCTTGGCCGTAGACGAGGATCTTGGCGCCGTTGCTTGCTAGGCTGGCGGTAGTTTTTAGGTTGATGGCCATCTTCAGGCCTCCAGCATTTTGATGAGCTTGGCGCGGTGCGCAATGTAGAAGTCCAACATCTTGGCAACATCCGCCGGGCGGAGGTCAGCGGCTTGCGCTTGCTCCTTGGCAATGAAGCGGTCGCAGTCGGCGATGGCTTGGTTAATCTTTGCGGTCATTTCGTTTCCTTCGTGTCAGCACTCGTCGGGGAATCCGTTCAGTGCATGGATGCCATCCTACCCCATCTTTTCGACTTGTGGTACACTTTTTTTCGATCTTCACCAACTTTTTTTCAGGAGTACGCTTTATGATGACGATTGAGCAAGTCGTTGCCGCTCTGCAAGACCGCAAGGTTCGGGTCGTTGCGGCAGCGACAGGGCTGCATTACAGTACCGTTCTTGCCCTCCAGCGAGGTCGCTCCAAGCGGCCACGCATCACCGCGATACAGCGGTTGTCAACGTACCTCTCAAAGGCTCCAGCCAATGGCAGACCTGACTAGCATCTTCGGCGGCGTCTACGCTCTCCCAGAGCCGAGGCGCATTGAGCCACCAGACGAACAGCTAAGGGAGGCAATGATTGAGGCGGGCCTGGAGCCGCCAGATACGATCTATCTAGACGGCAAGCTACACAGGTTCAACTCTGGCACCAAGGGCTCACCGGGCCACAGCAAGCCCGGCTGGTACGTGGCATTCGGTGATGGCGTACCGGCAGGTCGCTTTGGCTGCTGGCGGGCAGGAATTGAGCAGGCCTGGCAAGCCGAGATGGGGCGCAAACTCACCATCGCCGAGGAGTTCGCGCACACTAGAAGGATGGCCGAAGCCAAGGCGGCGCGGGAGGCCGAGCAGGAGCGCAGCCAGGCGGTGGCCGCCAGTACGGTTGATGCGATCTGGACAGCAGGCGGTGCAGCGAGTGCCGATCACCCCTATCTAGCACGCAAGGGCATCGCACCCAACGGCGCAAGGATCACCGGCGACGGGCGGCTGATGGTGCCGCTCTATGGAACAGAAGGTGATCTGGCCAGCGTTCAGTACATTGCAGCCGATGGCGAGAAACGCTATCACCCTGGCGGCGCTACTGGGGGCAAGTTCTGGATGCTTGGCGAGCCTGGCAGCACGATCTACATCGCCGAGGGCTTCGCCACTGCCGCCACCATCCACCAAGCCACCGGCAAGGCCTGCGCGGTGGCGTACTCGGCCAGCAATCTAGTGCCAGTCACCGGAGCGCTTCGGGATCGGTTCGGCGCACAACAGGACTTGGTGATCGTTGCCGACAACGATGCGTCTGGAGTCGGTCAAAGGTATGCCGAGCAGGCCAGCGCCAAGTATGGCGCCAGGTCAGTGATGCCGCCAGCAGCTGGGGACGCCAATGATTACGTTCAGGCCGGCAATGATCTGGCGGCGCTGCTTGAGCCAGCAGTGAGCGACTGGCTGATGCCGGCGGACGAGTTCTCCCGCCAGCCTGCGCCGATTCGGTGGATGGTCAAAGGATGGATTCAGCAAGCGGCGCTCATCATGATCCACGGCCCGAGCGGCGGCGGCAAGACGTTCGCCACGCTTGACTGGTGCCTGCGCATGGCCCAAGGCCAGCAGGATTGGTTTGGGCACCGGGTTACGCCAGGGGCGATTGTCTATCTGGCGGGCGAGGGCCACCACGGTCTGCGCAGTCGGATAGCGGCGTGGAAGGAGCGCCATGGGAATGGTCAGGCTCTTAATATGTATCTCAGCAAGAGCGGCTGCGATCTGGATACTCCAGAGGGCTACCGCAAGGTGTCCGAGCACATCCGGGCGCTGCCCATCAAGCCCGCCATCATCACGATAGATACTCTGCACCGCTTCAACTCCGGCGACGAGAATTCATCCCAGGACGCTAAGGCAATGCTGGACGCCTGCGCTATGCTAATGGTAGAGTTTAATTGCACAATCATATTGGTCCACCATACCGGCGTATCTGAGGAGACTCAGCACAGAGCTCGCGGCTCGAGTGCTTGGCGCGGTGCGCTGGACATTGAGATCAGCATCGTGCCGGCCAAGGGAGACTCGCCGATGGAGATTATCCAGCGCAAGAGCAAGGACGCCGAGTTGGCGGCTACCTTATATGCCACGCTTGAGAAAGTAATTATTCCTGGTTGGTTTGATGAGGACGGCGAGCCGGTGACGAGCGCGGTGCTGGTGCAGGCGGGCGAGCCTACCAAGACCGCCAAACGCAAGCTGCGCAGCACCAATGCGAACGTGGCTTGG